TTATTTTCCGTTCTTTTGTACTGATTTAACAGCATCTTTGTGTGAACCTTCATAAAGTTTCCATTGCTTGCCATCAGAAGTTTTGATAGTAGTTTTGCCGACCTTAGTGAATTTCCAGTTGAAGTCAGGTTCCTTGATAATTCTGAAGCCATCAATCTTGAACTTTTTAGCATTATCCTTGTTCATAACGATTTTGGCTTTCTTGAAGTCAGTAATCACTTTCTTTGAACCGTTCTTGCTTACACGTACAAATTGAACAGTTTTTTTATCTTTACCAGTAAAGAAAGTAATATACTCATCCTTGTTATCCTTGCTGACGCCAGTGTAAACTTGGTTTTTGATCTCACTCTTTGTGATCTTCTTAGCAGAATGTTGTTCCGCTTGTTGCGTACTGTTATTTGAACAACCAGTTGCTACAGTAGCAAAACCACCCATTAATGAAACAGCGGCTAATAAAGTAACCAATGTTTTTTTCATTATTATCTTCTCCTTGATGCAATTTATTGATAAAAATTCATCGTCACTCTTGATTTTATGGTAATGAAAACTAAAAATCAATTTATATTGTAAATTCATCGAACTTTTTTAAATATTTCTTATCATTTTAGATCAAAATATTGTATAATTGTATAGTTATCAAATGCGAACTTAGTTTAATGGTAAAATACCAGCTTCCCAAGCTAGTGTCGCGAGTTCGATTCTCGTAGTTCGCTTATATAGGTTTCGATACGTTTCGATATGTTATGAAATGCTGATAAATCAACGTTTTATTTTTTTAAAAGTTTCGATGTATTACAGATAATTATGAAAAAAGTGTGTCACGAGTGTGTCACGAAAAAAATAAAGTGGGAATGCAAATTATAATCGTTAGTCTTAATTGACTAGCGATTTTTTATTTTATCCACTCAATTTTATTTATTCTAGTCTTTCTTCTATATTCATAGTCATTTTTTAATTTTTCAACATGAAGTGTCGTTGGTATAAACACGTCGCGGTTTTTAGGCTTTCGTAACCCAAAAACTATGCAATCTTTTGTTCTTGGATATAAAAAAACAATATCTAACTTTAATCTGTTTGGCTTCATATCTCTGGTTAAAACGCAGGCATCAATATCACGATCATAAAATATTCTGTGTAAGAAATTATATGACATAATTCGCTGTGAAACTTCATGCCATTTGGGATTTGATCTAGAATTTTCCTTTGTTAATCTTAAATTGTCAACATCTGATAACAATTGGGTTGCACGCTTATTCCTCAATTTATTCCATCCCATTAAATGAGGAAGATCATTTCGATTAAAAGAAATAACGAAAGAGCCCAACAAATTGTAGTTAGTTTTAACTTCTACCTTTTTGTTTGCAAAATTACTAGAATAGTCATCTAGGATTGCTTTAAAATTTATATCCTTTTGACTATCGATTATTAAATGATTTAATGGTATGCTTTCGGAATTAAACTTCATAAATTTACCCTTTAAAAAAAGCCGTCCTTCAAGTGAAAGACGACTAATAATTTACGATACAGAATTGAAATAGTCTCCAATTAGGACTAGGGATAGATTTAGGCCTCTATCTAGCAATATAGCGTACCGTCAGCTATATCAACAACGAGAATTAAGCAAGACCAGCATATAAAGGTTTTGCTTCGTATATTATGTTACCAGCTTGACCAGTCTTTTTCAATTTTTTTAATAAATTAATCTACAAAAAAAGCCCACCACCTAAATTAATAGATGATGGACTCTTCTAATGCTATCAAAGTTAATTCAAAAATAAGGTAATTTACAGTATTGTCCACGTCAATGAACACCTTTAAATTAACGCATATTATTATATTTGTCTAGCATTTACCGTTTAAAATTTATCCCTTAAATCCTGAGCCTTGTTGATATTTAGCTGGAATATATTCGTTTGTAGCCACTTGGTAGCACCAACCAATTCCAGGGATGTTAACTAGCTTATCGACCGTTTTCCATACGCTTCCGGCTTTAAATTTCTTGTTACTGCCAGAAATAGCGGCACCCTTACTATCGACAGATTCAGCTTGATCTCCATTAATAACTAGTTTGTCTTTGAACGTTGTGGATGATTCTGGTAGGTAGATGTTACTTCCAATCACGAAATAAGGTTTGCTATCAATTACTTGGATTGAATTAGATACCCATTTCGAGCTAGGTGTAATCCAAGAACCTTCGTTCGCCTTTCCGTTGCCGTCGTAAGTTGTGAACGTCTTAAACGCTTTACTATCTAGTACTTGAACCACATTATTAACTGCGGATTTTGGCTTTTCTACGGTATTAATTCCATTTTTAACATCTGATTGAAATTGTGCCTTACTGATACCCCACTTAGCCAAATATGGATAAGGGTCAACATGATCACTTTGATTATTTGGCTGGTTGTTAGTGCAATATTGATGTGTTACTACCCCGTATTCCGAAGTATCTAGTGTCAACGGTACGCCAGCTTCAACAGCTAATTCACGCAATAAATTGACATAAATCTTATAATCCGTCATAAATTCAGTTTTGGTTTTATGTGATTCAATCAATTCAACACTAGCATATCCCCACGAGTTCCATCCACCGCCTACGTCCCAAGCACCACGATTAGTAGCAGCAGTTTGATAGATTTTTCCGTTGCCTACTACATGAGTAAAGAAACCGGAAGGTAAGTCTTTCCACGACATATATCCAGCATCTTCTTTTGCCATGGATTTACTATTTCCGGTAGAGTGAGCGTGGACTTGCCCAAATGGTGGAACTCCCACCAATGGCGTGTCTTGTCTGAAATAACTCTTATCAATGTTCATTATTTGTCCTCCTTATTTTCGTTTTTAGGTTCGCCATTTTCAGCGTAATCACTTAATTTATTAAGTCTATCCTTGATAAATCGTGGAAGTGGTAATCCCATTTGTCCTACGTTCTCTGTAATTGACGTAGCATACATAAATATCCACAACCAGAGAACCGCATCGCCTACCCATTTATATCCGATAGCGATTGACCACGGATAAAGTAGCCACACTAAAAGTATGATCGTGATATGAATGGCGAATCCTTTTTTGCCGATACTGCTGTCGGTTGTTGACGTTACTAATGATTTTGAAACGCCTGTAATCACATCGGCCAAAATTAAAACTGCCAGTGTGAATAGCAGCGGATTTTTGTCTAAGTGTTCCATTGCATCAATCCAATTCATTGGACCGACGTTTGGTAATGGTAATGGTGCATACATATATATTTCATCTCCCCGTTTTTTCGTAAAAAAAATAAGCCTATAAGGCTGTGATTTTATATCTCATATACCAATTTTAAAGAGCTCCAATTTTGAACGTATAAATATAGTTATCAGCCGAAATGTTTAGTCTATACTCTCCATCAACAATTGATCTTGATACAGTTACTATAGTTTGGTCATCCATTGCATATTCCTTCTCTGTATCTAAGCTTTTAAAATCGTCGCCAGTAATATTGAGGTCAGCATAAATGATTTTAAAATTTCTACCATCATGTATCTTAACGTTGATGCCATTAATGTTTGACCAATTCTTTGTAGTGCTTAGCAAGTGTACGCTTTCAAGACCTTTTTCCGGCGTCTTAGACGTATACAAAATCGTACCCGGTTCTAATTTAGTTGCGCCACCAAACTCTTGACCGTTATACATAATTTTGCCCACGTTGCTACCTCCAATTTTTAAATTCATAATCTAACCTCCTTAAGCATCAGGAATCACATACAAAATTTTTGGATCAACAGTTCCAGCACTAACTAACGCATCGTAGTCGGCTTGACTGATTGAAGTAATCATAGCTTGAACAGTGTTCTGCAGTGCCGCAACATCCGTCTTGTCGGCTTTCTTCGTGATTCCATCATTAATAGCTTGAACACCGTCTTTATTTTTAGTTACGGCATCGGCTAATTCCGCAATAGTGTCTAGCGTATCAGGAGCAGCACCGATAATATCCTTGATACTTTGCTCAGCGTATGTTTTGGCTTTTCCAACACCAGTAGAAATTTTGCTGTCGACCTCGGCAGTTGTGGAGTAGTCGGCTTCGTCTAAGGCGTTTGTGATAGCTGTTTGAACACCATCATTAGTCGCAATGTCTGACGGGTTGAGTGAGTAATCAGTAGCTACGGAACCTGTTTCAATCTTAACATTTTCGACATAACCGCTGTTATCCGGATTATATGTGTTAACACGAAGATAATAGTTACCACTTGGTTTGTTCCATGTAAATGTGGTCCCAGTACCAGTGTTTGAATCAGAAATAATCGCATAATCTCTATTTATTTTATCAGTCAGCCATAATACGACATTATTACTTTCAACATTAGGATGTTGTGTGCCACTCCAAACAAGACCAGAACTAGCGTCTGCGTGCACCGTATATTGCTGACCTTGTGTCATATAAATGGAAACAGCAAGAGGAGAAGTATAAATGATATAGTTGTCTATTCTTGATTTATTAGGCCGAAACTTACCTCTACTGTTACTTAACAGGTTAGTCCCTACAGCACTGTTATTAACTTGCGTTTGCAAACTAGCAATATCGTTTTTATTGGTCGTCATTTGAGTTAAATCAACCGAATCAAGCTGGTTACTAATTTTATCCGCTTGTGTTTGTAATGCCGTAGTATCTTTTCCTAAATCAGTTAACTTCTTATTTAAATCAGCTACATCACTAGTTAATAATTTCTTAAAGCTGTCATAATCAGATTGTAGAGTTGAAATAAGCTTTTTGAATCTATCTTCAAAGTCTGAACCTTGAGCAACATATCGTTTTTCAAAGTCTGCACTTTGGCTAGTAAAATCTTTTTCACGTTTTGATTCAGCAGCATCAAAGTCCTTTTGATTAGTTGCGTTTTGTTTCTTACCATTAGAAATAACTTTGTTGAAATTATCAGTAATTGTTTTGAACTCTGATTTGTCATTATCCATCAGCGTATTGAATTTACTATTAAAATCATCACGTTGATTCTTAGCATCAGTCTCTGAATTATTTTGGAATTTGTTCCATGCCTCTTTAGCAGTATCCAAATCTTCCTTTGCCTTATCCACGAAGTCAGTCATCTTGCCAGTTAATTCTGCAATTTTATCATCAATCTTTTCATTTCCGGTATCTGCAAAGTCTTTTAGGGCCAAAACATAAGATTCGGCTTCCTCAGTCAGTGTTTCAAAGTCATCAATGTAGCTTCCTGCCTCTTTAATTGATCCGATCCCTTGCAGCACGACTAACTTCACGCTTGATGTGGAATCGTCTCCGATTTTGAAATACATGTTTCTGAATACGCCGACATTTGTGTACATTTCATCTGGAAACTTAACCTTGAACGTATTTCCCGACTTATCAGTCACAGTTTGCTTAATTAGTCGTTGGTCGGGCGTTTTGGCAATGAGTTCAATGTCAACCTTAGATAAATCAGTGTACTTTTCGAATGATTTCCCAAGTGTTACTTGTAGCTCATCGCCTGTGTCGCCTTGACGAATCTTTAAAGGTAGCTCGTAAATTGGAGTTGTCTTGTCTGTATCTAGAATAATTGGTTGTAAGCTCATTTAATTACCTCCGTTCAATATATTTTCAATTATTTTTCTATCAAAGTTATAAGGCCTGTGAAGTTGACCATCAAAATATGTATAGTAATCATGCAACTTTTCGAATAATGGATATTCAATGTCAATTAAATGAACATAGATATAGCCTTGTTCGATAATTTTTTCATCTGGCTTAAAATCATTAAACAGTTTGAAACTATATTCGGAATCGTCATCAGATTTTAAATAATCTGTGACAGCTCCAATATCATTTGTTTTTATGTAAATCATTGCCATTCAACTTCACCTTCAGTTTTTCATTTTCTTTTTTAAGATTATTATTTTCAATAAACAAAATAGAATTCTCAACCTGTGTATTAGCTAATTTACCAGCTAAATCTTTAATTACTTCGTTCGCATTTCCTTTGTTTTCCATAATTATTTCAAGTCACTTTCATTTAAAATTCTTAGTCCACCCATGTACAGTCTTCCAGAGCTATCACCGGTAATTTTTGCCCCATTAATCATTAGATATCCTGATTCTATATTCATTGCTTTTACACCATCAATTTGATATACAGTCATATTTGGCGTTGAAATACCGTAACTAGTAACTGATGTTCTGGTTGATCCAGAACCAAGTGATATGTCTGTATCACCATAGATAGTTACACCAGATATTTCGCCACCACGGATTTGAACCCCTGTAATTGATTGACCAACAAATTTATCGGCATATACGTTTCCACGATTATCAATAGCTACCGTACCTTTACCGTCATAATAGATACCTTTAGAGTTCCAACGCATTCCATAGTTACCACCGGATTCACTGGCAACAATATCTGTTGGGTTTTCTCTATCAGGAAGAAATCTTATTACATCACGACCACTGCCATTGATATAACTCAACATGTCATCCCTAGTATCGTTAACATTTTTCTTCAATTCGTCCATCAGTTGTTGTTTATCTTTGTCGCTGGCTTTCAAATCAGAAACATCTTTGTTGGTTTCGTTAACATCATCCTTTACGTCTGAAACATCCCCGGAAACGTTATCAATTTTCTTTTCTAAGTTATGAAATACAGACGTGGCTTGAGTACCTGCTTTAATGACTGTGGCACTTTCATTAATAGGGTCGAATTGCATTTCATAAATTCTTAGTTGAACATTGATATCAAAATCGGGATCATAAATCTTAGCAAAGTCAGCAAGTTCAAACTTCTGTTTTCTAAGACTTCGATATTCAAATGTATTGATTTCAACATCATATGCTGGCTTATCGATTCCTGGATTGTCATTGAAATAATTGTTTGCTTCCGCGGAGAAATCCTTTCCGCCTTTGACTGCACTAGAAAAGTCCACTGCTTTCAAGTACTCGTGCTGGTATTTTGAATAGAGTGGACTTTTTATTTTGCTTCCGTATATAGGTTCTTTGTTTTCTCCCTCTTTAGGCTTGTAGTAAGGGATGATTGCTGTTACTAATCCATTAAGTGAACGTTTTACAGATATATTTGAGATATTCTTTCCTTTTCTCAAAACAATTGTCTTAAAATCATCGGCCTTAGTTAAATTCATATTGAATTTATCTTTTAACACGTATGTACCAGTTACTTTAGCAATTGAATTGGTTGAGCCTAGAACCATTTCATTGATGTTAGTATTAGGTTCAAAAATAACGTTTGTACCTGCAAACTGTTCATCAATGTCGGTTGTCAAACTAAATTGACCAGGAGTATTAGTGGCGTTCTTGATGTAATCCAAAATATATGATGCTGTAAATCCATCAATTGGAATTTGACTTTGAGCCATGTAATTATTAAGAATCACACTAATATGACTACACGAAACTTTGACATATCCTGATGTAGAATCTTTATCAATGTCAGTAATCATAAACAGGTCATAATCTCGAACTGAATCAGGTTTAACTTTAACTATCATCTCTTCTTTGACTACGTTGTAAAATCGACTACTCTTAGCTAATTCAAAATCAAATGTATAAGCACCATTCAGTGTATTTTGAACAATAGCACTTTTTTGGATAATCCCAGTTATCTTACCTAAGCCATTATTTGTGAATTCAGTTTCATCTGCTTTGTATAAAATTGGCGTCATATTGTTCGCCACCTTGGTCTAACGATTACTTGTGATACATCACCATCCCAGGAGATTTTATTAACTCCACGAGAGAGAGAGGGAAATTCGTCTATAGTCGTATTCTCATTAACGAATGTGATGTTCCCATCGTCTTTGGTCTTAAAAGCATCTTGATTTTCTTCAGCTGAATCCAACTCAATAAAACCATCAATGTTTAAATCAAAAGTACGATCATTAATTTGAAATTTAACAGCGCCATTACCAGTAATTTTGAAATACGGTTTTGCATCAAATAAAAAAGAACTAACTAACTCAAAAGGTTCTGAGAAAGCTAATTCTTTATCGATTTCAAAATATTTAAATGCTGCTGCTGACAATTTATATTTATAGATTCTAGCATTAGATAAACGTGTAATTCTATCAACTTCCACATTATCGATGTTCTTAACAAAGTATGTAAAATTAGGGTCTGTATATATTCTAAATGGCTTATAATCAAATCCGTCAAACAATGTAAATAGCTGACCCTCTAAGTTATATCGTTCCTGTTCGGTCTTAGCCATGGTTGCGAATTCTAATTCGAATTCACGATTCTCGTATGAATTTTCATCAGAAATTAAAGCTTTGCTAGAACCATCAATACTTGTCAAACTCCCTTTTCGCTTTGGAAGCGGAATTTTAACAAATGATGTAATACGTGAATTTAATACATCCACACTTGAAATATTATCGATTACAAATTCTCCATCTTTAATAGTTAACTCCTCCTCCCTGAGCTAGTATATTTCTATCATCTTTTCGCTTAATTTCTCTCATTACCTTATCCGCTAGCTTTCTAATATCCATGTCACTTGAGACAGCTGCTTGAATGTTAATTGTGTATTCATTGTGGTTGTTTACAGGACTGTTATTGACTGGGTTACTTGAATTGAAGTATTGAGTTGTCTGATTAGTAAGACTTGGACTTAATTCAGTAAAGTCTTTAACAACGCTTGAATATCCAGGAGTACCGTTAGCATATTGCTTAATTCCACCTAACAAACGGTTAGTTTGATTAGCTGGCACAACTTGTGAATGTCGTGGAAGTGCCATTAATATATTTCTACCAGTTGGTACGAAACTTTCGCCGGTTGGTAGATGAATCAACTCACGGAATGTTGAACCACGTTGATCATTGACCATAGCTACTTCACTAAAATTAAAATCGCTAGTACCATTTTCTAAGTGCAATGTTTTCTTAACAGTTTCGACAACCGTTCTAAGTGTCTTAGTAATGATGTTAGGTTTGCCTTGGAATCCACCAATAGCGTCAGTTGCGTTGTGAGCTGGACCAGATGCTTGATCTTGTCCTTTGAAATGTTTAGTGCTTACACTCTTGCTATTAAAAGTTCCAACAGAATTCTTACTAGTATTAGATTTGTTGACTATATCACTTGAATCGCCTTTGAAGTGTTTGGTGTCAACCGGCTTACTATTATGACTATCAATAGCGGTTTTACTTGTTGAAATTTTGCCAAGCACATCAACGTTGTCACCCTTTAATTTCTTAACAGCTACCGATTGTCCGTTGAAACTTACAACAGCAAGTTTTCCGTTGCTTGTTTTATTTAGGATGTCCGCATTATCACCTTTCAACTGTTTAAGCTGTGTAGGTGTTAAATTGTAGCTCTGTATTCCGTATCCTGCTTGTTGTAGCGCAGTCATAGCTGATTGATTATTAATAATTAAAGTCTTTTGCACATCAGATAAAGCATTGAAGTTGCCATAAGCAACTACTAAGTTAGCCAAATCCATAGCACTGTTACCAGTATGAATAATTGCATTCTTTTCGGCTACCGGCAAAACGTTCCATTGGCCAGCCTGTACTAAAGCGCCAATAATTGGAGCACTAGCTTTGTCGTTAACGATTGCATTTTTAGCCTGTAAATCCAATCCCTTCCACTTATTTGAACTAGTTAATGCTTGAACCAATTGAGCGGTAGCTTTGTCATGAACTACCGCATTTTGTTCTTTCAAGCTCAATTGATTCCACATTCCAGACTTTTGCATAGCTAAAACGATTTTAGCCGTTGCTTGATCGTGGACAATTGCATTTTTTTGAGTTAATGAAAGCTTGTTCCAATCACCAGACTTAATCATCGCATCCACGATAGGAGCAGTTGCTTTATTGTTAATGACTAGTGATTTCTGTTGCATAGACATTTTGTTCCATTGGCCTAATTTATTAAGTTGGTCAACTAACTCAGCACTACCCTTACCTTCGATAACAGCTTTCTTAGCGCTAACCGTTAGTTTGTTCCAGGTACCAGTTTTAGTGAGTAAGTCAATCATGTCTTTCTCACCAGATGTCTTGACTAAAGCTTCTTTATCCTTAAGAGAGAGTTTGTTCCATTCGCCAGCATCGGTCATAGCTAAAGCCAATTCTTTTTGACCCTTGGCTCGAACAATAGCGGTTTGCTGCTTAGGCGTTAATTTGTCCCAATCTTTGATGCTCTTGACAGCTGCTAATAAGTCTTCTTTTCCTTTTTGATTAACTCTTATCATGGCTTTCTTTTCTTTCCATGACATAGAGTTCCATCTTCCAGATTGAATAGCAGCTTCACCAATCATCGACTTAGCATTACTGTTGATTTTGGCATTCTTTAAATCAAATTTAAGTCTTGCCCAACCTTGTTCAGTCTTAGCTGTATCGTTGATTGTTTCTTGAGCATTAGTCTTAATCTTTCCAGTTTTAGGATTAAGAACCATATGATTCCAATCCTTACCGGCCGTCTTAGCAACTGTACTAATCTTCCCATATTGCTGAGCAATGGCAGAAAGCTTAACTTTATGATTTTTCTGAGCTTTGGACAGTTCATCATCAATATTTCTCCAGGATGTTTTTTCCTTATGAACGATATCATCCAATGCCGTTGAATGTCGGGCATCATATTTATCTTCTATTTGTGCAACTGCTCGTAAGTTCTTATCGATATTAGCTTTGTGATTGTTTGATAACTGTTCCATAGCCTTGTTATAGGCTTTCTCTGTCATATGACCACTTTTGCGCCATTTCTTTATTGTGTCCGCATTCTTCTTATAAGTTTTTTCTTCCTTAATAGAAGCTTTTTCCAAAGTATCAATGGTCGATTGTGCTTGTTGTTCAGTTAAACCTTTGACGCTACCATTCAAGGCTTTCATTACAGCAATTTTTTTCTTGCCTGTGATTCCTAGCAATTTGATTTCATTCTCATTTAGTTTCTGCTGAGAATTTCGAATATAGGTCTGCTGTTCAGCGGTTAGTTGTCTTACATTTCCGTTATGAGTTTTAAGAATTCCAGCCACATCAGAGCTGAGAGTTTTAGATTGAGAAACTATTTTGTTATTTCCAGACTTTTGCTCATTTATAGATTTTTCAACAGTGGCACGAACCTGTGGTGGTAGACTATCTAAACCTTTACCCAAGTCCTTATTAATTTTTTTACCAGTCTTTTCGATCTCGTCGCCAATTCCTTCGAATGCTTTAGCAGCTTTCTTGCCATTAGTCTTGGCGTTATTACCAAAGTCGTCTAATGATTGACTTGCTTGCACATTAAAGTTCTGAATTTTTGAAAGAGATTTATCAGCACTAGAACCTACATCACTACCCCAGCGATTGATTCGTTGTTGCGATTCATAGGCTTTCTTTCCGTAATTTTCCCACCAAACTCCACCAGCTACAAGTGCAGCAGTAGTAGCTAAAATAACACCAGTCGCTACTGGGTTAGCGGCGGCAAATGTTAATACAGCAGAGCCGGCAGTTTTAACTTTACTTCCAAAAATCGTAAAAGTATTAGCTGAACCAGCTACTTTTTCACTGGTTGCAGCAACGCTAGTAGCAGTAGTTCCAACTTTCGTAGCAAAGTTTCCACTTTCATAAGCAGTTTTACTAAATCCAGCTTTTAAAATTCCTAAGCCAGTTGCACCTTGCTTACTTGCACCAACCATTCTTGACATTCCAAGTAATGGAGCTACGAATGCACCAGATAATGCACCTAGTCCACGAGTTGCACCACCAAGAATTGATAATAATGGTCCAATAGCAGCGGCAAATGCAGCTGTTTTAACAATAGTCTGTTGCGTGGACTTATTTAAATTACCAAACGCCTTAACTACTTGAGTTGCATCTTTAACTAGTGGCATTAATGTTGGTGTTAATTTATCACCAATCGTGATTGCTAAAACGTGCAATGATTCTTTAAATTTTGCAATTTGTGCGGCTTTGGTACTATTCATTGTGTCAGCAATTTTCTTAGTAGAGCCTGTTGCTTTTTCTGTCTTACCAGTTAGATCTGTTAAGGCGTCTCCACCTTCTGATACCAACGCATTCATACCAGCTTGGGCTTCTGTACCGAATGCAGTAGCAATAGCCGCCGCACGCTGTTCTTTTGTCCAACCGGCTGTATTCGTTTTGATCTTGTTAAGAATCTCTGGTAGCGTTAACGTACCTTTCTTAAAGTCAGCAACGTTAATACCTAATTCCTTGAAACCAGCTGCATTTTGTTTCGATGGTTTCATCAACCTTGTTAAGGCTGAACGTAAAGCTGTACCTGCAACTGCAATGTGTTATCGTACGAGTTCTTTATCTCGTGCTTCATTATGTTTCCATAATGTTCAGACTATATTTTCATCCAATATAAAAATTGGCGCTAACTCTTCGTGGATATTTTTCCATACAAAAACACTACTATTTATATAGTAGTGTTTGCTTAGGATAATTTATCTAGTCGTTACACCTTCCGTGAGTTTCCTACACGGCTTGGCTCGGTCTTGACGTGATTATATATAATTTTAGCGTTAACCGAATTGAATTAGTTCTTTTTCAAAGAGATTACTCTCTAAGCGGGCCAGTGAGAGCAGGAATTTTATTATTCTCGTTAACCCTTCGATACCTTGATTACTCATTAAACCAATTGCTGCAGCAGTTTCTTCCAAACTGATTCCGGCTGCATGAGCTGTAGGGCCAACATAAGTCATAGCATCGCCCATATCTTGGAAACCAGCAGCAGTTGCATTCGCCGTATAAGTCAAACTATCAGTTACACGTTGAGTGTTTTTTAACATCCCAGTTGTGGTTCTAGACTTCAAACCAAATTGCTCTAGCGTTGACGTTGAAACGGTCATAACAGAATTGAAATCATCGCCAGAAGCCTTAGCCGCATTCAAAATACTTGGCATAGCCCCAAGTGACTGCTTAGCGGAATATCCACGCTTTACCAGCTCTTCAAGTCCTGTATTAATAGACTTTGTAGAAATACCGTATTGCACTGACCACTTCTTAGAAGCATCAGCCATTTGAGTCATTTCACGTCTTACTTGTCCGGCACTCTCACCATTGGCTTGTAATAGCGGACCAATGTTTTTAATTTGAGAATTAAAATCGATAGCGGACTTAGCGGCATAACCAAAGCCAGCCACAATAGGCGCTGTAACACGTGTGGTCATAGTTGAACCCATTGAACTCATTTTTTGACCAGCTGATGTTGCTGCAGAACCAAACTTCTTTAAATTAGTTCCCGCTTTATACCATCCTGTTGATTGCTGATCTATCTGACGTTTCAAACGCCCCATCTCGGAATCGAGTTGGTTCATAGCGCTTTTAGTTCTATTGATTTGACTAGCAGCGTTTTGCTGTCTACGAGTTAACTTCTCTTGTTCACCGGCTGTCTTGGCAGTTTGAGAATTAAGCTTTTGATAAGTTGCTTCTTGTTCTTTAAGTCTTGCATTATAGTTGCTCATTTGTTGAGAGAGAGTGGAATAATGAGTTCTCATTGAATTAAGCGCATTACCATAGGCTTTTACGTAGTTATCTTGCAGTTTTAACGCTGTGTTTGTGTTCTTAATCGTGGACATTAAAGCTGCTGATGATTGTTTAAAAGGGTCAATATTTAAGCTAACAGTAGCTGCTAAATGTCCTAATGATCCAGCCATATCTTATCCCCTTTCTTTATGAAATCTAGGCAAACAAAAAAGGAAACGCCTTATCAATGGTGGTTTCCTTTTCTTCATATATATGGTTAATTCGTTTAACGTCATCCATGGTCATAGAATCCAAATCAGCTAATTTATAACCCTGGCCCATTAATGATTTATAAAACTCATCAAGTTTGTTAAGCGATTCCTTTAAAGTCTGCTCAGTTATTTTTTTGCTTTACTCTCATCTGTATCAATGTCTTCTGGGTTCTTAACTCCTAAACATTGATCAATGATATTTGAGATAACAGTTACATTTTCACCGTCTGCCCCGTTTAAGAAGTCTTCTTGTGTGAATTGGTCCTTAAAGAATTGTGATGCAAATTTAGCGATTTCCTTTGAATTGTTATCAAAGTCTTTGTCAGTTGGACCATCATTCTTGCCATACATTCTAACTTGATGCTGTTGTAATACCAATGCTCTAGTAATTTCCTTCAAAAAAGGTGGTTCAGTACGTTTAAATTGTTCTTTCTTTCCATTGATAATTAAGTTAACTTCATAAGCCATATATATTTCTCCTTTAAATTCAATTCCGTCCGCCACCGCTACCAGAGAGGGAGTATGCTCTTAATCAATTACGCCTCAGGTGCAGGTGTATCTAAAGCTGTGTAGTCGTCTGCCGTCTTAGGAAATACGAATCTCTTAAACTTTTCTAAGTCAAAGTCAGCATTGTCTTCACGACAAATTGCAACCATAATTCCATCTTCTGAATCTCCACGAGGAGCAAATGTACCTGTAGTTTCATCAGCATTTGGATCAGGAGTACCGTCTACGGTCTTAGTATCAACGCCAGGTAGTGAGAATTTACCTTTAAGCATTGCTACGTGAATCTTTGTACCGTCATCCATTTTTGTGTCAAACATGATTGCAATATCATTAGGCTTTAGGTTCTTGTTATAAAGCTCAACACCATTCTTAACTTCGATTCCAAAGAAATCTTTTCTTGCTTCAGAATCGATATCTAATAGCTTGATGTCCAAAGTTGCTTCTGAAATACCACCAGAAAGAGTTACATATGGACCATCATCGGCCGCAATAGCCTTCATTTCATTTTTTAAATCCATTTTTGCTTCAGTCAGTCCTGGCATCTTCTTAGGACCATCGGCCACTAAATCATCCTTTACGACTCCATAATAAAAATTAGATGCACCAAATTTTGCTTTTCCCATTTAATAAATCTCCTTGTTTTTTTTGTATTAAAAAAGCCTTAGTCCTCGTTTAGACTAAAGCCTTGATATTCAAAGTTTCCTTGGACCATTTGTAGGTCCGTCATGTCAACATCACGATTGTGATTTTTGTAATATCGTTCGAATCCGTGAGCAAACATTTTATCGTAAATCATTTGTTCTAACTTTAATAATTCTTCAACCTTATAATTCAATATCCAAAAATCTATTTGAACTCGTGGATATTCAATTAAACGTTTATCATCGGCATAAGTTACCTCGTCACCTGGAATTGCAGTAATTCGAATCCAAGGGGCGTTTTTATTTTGGATAAAGCCCTGGTCTGGTGTGCCTGTATATATTTGAGGCACATCGATTTCATTCCCACGAATTTCATTCATATAATTATTGATCTCATCAGAATTTAAGAACCCAAAAACGTCATACTCGTTCATATCAGTCACCAACCTTTAAGTTGTCAACAAATATTCGAAGCACGGCGTCTTTTGTACCGTCTTGAGTTTTTTCAATAAAATGCTGTGGGTCCTGCTTTGATGTTCCAGAATTTGGAAAGTGAGCAATCGGTCCTTTAGTCCGGTCATATCCAACCGGTACTTCATATTCACCAGTTTTTACTGAAACACTTCCAACTTTCATATGATCACGTAATGGACCTTTTCCAGAGTGGTCTTCGGTGCTAACAGGCGTATCCTGTGCCAATGTTTCACCAAAATACTTACCACCGTCCCGTACCGCTTTTCTAGCCTTGCGGTCATAACCTGCTTCAAGCATTTTAATGTTACTTAAAAGTTCTTCAGCTCCAGTTACTGTCATTTTCCGTCCACCGCCTTGCATTCCAATTTAGTTAAATCCCGTTTATCAAAATCCTCATCAATTCCGGTTATTTGATAAATGTTTCCACGCCACTTTACTTTCCAGGATGAATCAATCAATCTTTGAGGCTCAAACTTAATAGCAAAGTTTGGTGATTCCTTACGATTACCGACTTTAGTCGTGGCGTCTTTAAACTCACGTATAGGTGTGTTAAGAACTTCTGCCCAACAGCTAAATAGTGGTGTATCTGTACCTGGAACCATCACGCCGTATTTATTTTGAACTTCTTTACTTCCAAAAAATTCAATCCGCTCAGTCATATGAGTTAGTCTCATTACTATCGACCTCCTCAGCACGCAATTGACTGATAACATTGTTGATTGTTGTGTTTTGTAATGGGAATCTCATGACTTCTGAGCCAGTACCACGATAGTAGTAATCCTCTTCAACATATTTCATGAGAGCGACAAAGAATCTATGATCAGAAATAAAATCACTAGGTTGTTTTGTGCTTGAAATAGCATGAGCAATTTCACTAGCTCCGGATTCAATTAATTCATTTAAAACATCATCATCAAAGTACTGGTCAATCTTGCAATAAAGTTTTAGTGTTTCAAATTGCTGGTTGGTTAGTAATTTATCGTCCGGCATTTACTAGCCTCCAATCTTAGAAAGTAAAGTTGCCTTAGTATCATTAGATAGATACTTGATTCCCTTACTATCTAAATATGCTTTTATTTCAGCTACCGTAGAATTTTCATCGACCGCCCTTGTAGTCGAATCTACAGTTTCATCTGGGCTAGGCGCTGGGAGTTGCTTTGCCTTGTGTCAAGAAGTAACCAGCTTTTTCATCAGCTTTAACAACGTCGAAACGTGTTGCAACTTGTAGATATTGACCAAAGATTTCGTTATCAACCCAACGAACTTGAATGTCCAATCTATCAGCCATAACTACGGCACGTTTCAAATCACCAACAAACGCATGAGATTCTCCACTCTTACCTAAAGCTGTATCTTCAACAACTGTTACAGGAACTCCAAGCAATGTAACGGGTGAACCGTCTGCGATTGGTTGATGTAGTAGGTATTGACCATTCTTGTCTTTCAAAGTATCTAAGTAATTGTAGAAACTTTGTGATGCAACGATAACTTTGTTATAAGCTGGGTCTAAATCAACATTAAGAATATGTTTGATATCATCTACAGATTCACCAGCTACAGTCTTAGGTGTAAATGACTTCAATACTGTTGAAATAGCTGTATTTGTAGTATTAATCTTCTGTTCTTGAGCGTTTCTAGCAACAATACCTGTTAGATCCACGGCTGAATCTTGAATAGCTTCGTTTGATACAGGAATAGCACCACGATATGTCTTAACTTCCCATGAAACATTTTCAAATTCTGGCTTAGCAAGTTCAGGATTAGCAGCTAATTCTTCAACAGTATTTAGTGAAGCTGTTGCACGTTTCAAAATTGGATATCTACCAGTTGCAGTAGTAGCAGTAAAATGTTGAACCAATTTTGCCAAATCTGTTACTGATTTAACTTCATTTTCTGGATTGTAAATAATTGATTCCGGAATAGTTACACTTGCATCTGGACTAGTGATACCATCAGCACGCTTTTCGCCTTTTGAATGTAGATATTCATTAAAAGCGCGTTTTTCTTCGCTTTCTGGGCTTAATCGATTACCAGCAGACTTCTTACGTTTCTTAGGAACTTCACGAAGTGCTTCGTAATCTCTAAGCTGTTCTTCATCAGCTTTGATATCTTCATCTAGCTTTCTGAGTGATTCAGCTGTCTTATTAGCTGCTTCGATTTGTTCATCAGTAGCCTTGTCATCGCTCAAAATTGAACGAGCTTCAACAGCATCCTTGTTTCTCTTTTCTTTGTTTACGTCGATTTTTTCACGCAAAGCTTTAATTTTTTCATCTAAAGTCATGTATAATCTCCTTGTTTTTGAGCATTAAAAAAGGCCGCCGAACTTAATCAGTGACCTATTTCAAATATTCAATATTTAGTTTTCTTAAAGCTTCTTGTCGTTTAAGTTCTCTGACTTTCTTTAACGACTCATCTTTTAATTTCTGAACAGCTTGCTTGGATCGTGAACCAACTGATACGTTAGTATCTTCATACGCTGGAGTAGTGACCACAGATACGTCATACAACTTGTCAATTGCTAAAATAGTACGTTTAAACTCAGCATCATCTTCATTCGACCGTGTCCAAACGTCTGCATTATCATCTGGCAGCGTGAAAGCAAATGAGCATTGAGAGAGAATTCCCATTCTCACTTCTTCTAGAATGTCATTACCCAAAGTTGTGTTAGGTAAATCAATCTTAAATCTCAATCCAACATTGTCTTTAGTAAGAGTTAAATTAACTCCCGTACGCCCTAACAGTCTTGACTCATCATGGTTAAAAGTGGCAACAACATTACTCATATCTGTATTATCGAGACAGCGGCTGTCTAAAATTTCAACAAAGTAACCACCCATTAAAGGTTGCGACCGCTTGTTAAACTTCAACGCATAACCTTCAATACTTCTAGTTTCAGTACCATCTTCAGCACTTCTAATTTTGACCTCAGTCGGTGTCGCCCTCATTTCCGTTTTTCCCATTTGAACCACCTCCCTTCAAGTTTTTGTTGTTTTTCTGATACTCATCTTTCATCTTCAAAGAAACAGTATTTAAAGTTGATTGATAAGTATTCATATTCTCGTTATCTTTATCCGCCTTCTTACCTAACTCGGCTCGAATTTCATTAGGTGTTAGAATGTTATGTTCTTCCAATGCTGTTAATTCTTGAACTGGTCTAGCTGTTTCTTTACGAGTATCAAAGTCAAATCTATATTTGTGACGTTCCTTATCGTTAAGTAGTTTCATTTGAAACTCGCTAATAATAGGTTGAAAGTAGAACGGCAAATCGAATTGAATATAGCCAGCATTTAATTGAGCTACTGATTGATTAGGACTATTAACAGCAAGCTTATAAGCTGGTATCCTCATAGCCTTAGCAATCTGTGATGTGGACCAATTATTACTATTGATCAGATTCAACACGCTAGTATCAATTTCAAGCGGTTGATAGTCCATTGTGGAGTCAGTTACGATAGGACCGTGTGAATCACCTTCTTGAGCATATTCAAAGTCAGCTCTAATTTTTCTTCGTGCTTCCTTACTTAACTTAGCTCCATTAACCTTTAAGATCGAACCTTTTAAGCCTGATTTAAAAAATCGTCCTAGTGTGTCCACACCTGATTTTTGTAATCCAATCTCATCGCCAAGCGATAACAGTGGCGATCTTCCTATAATTCCGTCTGAACTAAAAAATTTAAAATGAATAACATCTTTTGGTTCCAAATCAAATGAATCTCTTCCGTCTATCGGATTAAATGTATAGAAATATTCACGTCCAGTAACTGGATTATTTTGATAATTAATTGAGACTTGAGAGGGAGGAAAGAATTCCAATTCAATTGCTTTGCCAGCATTTTTACCGTATTTTGTTGGATCTCGGATAATTCTCGTATATGAATTACCGGTTAAAATTGCATTGACCATCATCGAGAATTTCCAAAAATAAGCTGACATGTGACTGTTAATTTTCCTATTTAACAAATAGGTAATCGTATCGTCATCCATAATTGAATCGTCGATATCTTTAATTTGCAGAATCGGAAATCTAGCCACATCTCCTGCAATAATTGAAACAGCGGTTAAGACATCAGAATTATTTAAAGCTCCAATTCCTGCGTAGCCACTACTTGGAATAACTCCATGTTCTAAGTAATCCATAGCCCAGTCATTGCTAGAACTATTTAAACTTCTAAAAAAGCTCATCTATTCACCTCCCTTCTAGTCAGATTTAATTATTAAAAATGCTAGGATAATTAATGAAATCCCTGTTGCAATCAATCCGGCCGGTAAATTAACGAAATACCAGCCAATTGAGAACACAAAAAAACCGCAAATCAATAAAAATTGTGGCAAATTCAAAGCTATCCATTTAAATATGTTTTTCATTTTCATCTCCTAAAATCCAAAATCATCACTCATCACATAATCATCAGTTAAGTAATCATCTATGTTTTCGGTGAAACAAATTGCGTAAGCGTCAAGTAAAGCATCAACGGGATCAATTTTGTTAGAATATTTATTTTTATTGATTCGAACACCGTTGTTGTCAGTCATTAACACAGCATTTGTAACGGCTGTTTTTAAAATAAAGCTGTCAGAATGAATAATGTTTCCATTTATTACACCATCCCTAAATTCCTTAGTAGGAGCAGAGAGAGTCATGGTTCCTTGTCTAACCTGAACTTGTTCCCATTCTGGATGTCGTTTTTCAATTAATGTTAAAAGCTGCCCATATTGATATGGGTCGTACATGATTCCTTTAACGTCTAAATTGTTTTGTTCAACGAAGGATTCAAGCCAATCAAACACGCGTTCGTTATCGATAACACCTGATTCAAGTTTGGTTATTTCGCATTGTCCTTTTTCAGCTAAACCACGATAATTCATGCGGTCTTTTTTAATTTTCGCGTCTAACCCATATTTAGTTCCCACGAAAGAATAGGAATCTGCATACCATTTACCTTCAATCGGAACTAACCAGCTGATAGCGAATAAATCAGACGCTTTACCAACATCCACACCTATCCAAACAGGTTTGCCATGGATGTCTGGTTTAGTTTCAACCGTTGTTTTCTCCCAGCTCTCAATATCCAAATAAGAATTTTCTTCGGCTTGTCGCCACATATTGAAGTTCTTAACTAAAACTTCATTCTTTTCACCAGTTTGTTTGGCAACATCCCACCGTTTTTTGAGATATGGTGCATAATCTTTCTTAACTTCGGGAATAACAAGAAGCGGATTACTCTTTGTCCAATTCTTAGGATCTTCAATCTCATCAATAGATTCTTGTTCTGCAATAAATGCAAAGTATTGGTCATCGGTAATCTCGCCCGAAAGAATCTTCTTGGCTCGTGGATATTCAACGGTGTACATAGGAGCATTCATATTAAAGTTAGCTGTAGAAATAATTACGATTAGCGGATTATGCAGTTGACCTTGACCAGAAACTAATAGTTCCATCATTTCATTAGTCTTAGAAGCTCCATACTCATCAAGCACTCCTAAATACGGTTCGAATCCATCGATAGCACCAGTATCACGAGAGAGCGGTCGGACGTATGAATCGTCATCTAAATTAATTAATAGCTCACGAATTTTCTTAGTGGACTTTTTAATATCTGGAAACTTTGCACGTAATTGATCTAACTGTTTACGAGCCATTTCAAATGCAATTTTTGCTTGCTCCTTATCGTTGGCTGTACAAAAGATTTGTCTTGAACGCTCAGGGTCTTTAGCAAACAAGAATTCATACAAAATAATTCCAGATATAAGCAGCGTCTTACCTTGTTTACGTGCCATAGAAACAAATACTTTGTGGAATCTACGTCTACCATGGTCTTTCTTTTCTACCCAACCATAAATAGACTCAATGATAAATTTTTGGAATCCTGCTAGTTTATGAGTGCCACCTTTAGGGTCTGGCAATAATTCGATGAATTTAATGGCTCTTTCGGCAAGTTTTTGGTCAAACTCGTATGAAAATGTGGCGTCATTGATACGCTTTAAATCATTTTCGTGGCGCTTTACAGCGTTTAAAGTGGCCTTGCAAGTGACATATTCACCATTTAAAACCTTATTAATATAGTTTTGTATGCTATCACCTCCTAAAATCCTAATTTGTCGGCAAGCGATTTAGGCTTGTCTTCTTTCTTAGGCACATTCAGACGCATACGTGAATCAACCGTTAATCCAATTTCACTTGCTGCTAAACGAATATTTTTTGAAACTTTATCTAAAGTTCCTAAAATCTTCATTCTATCGTCAATATCATCCACAGTTTCAAGACGTTCGCTTAAATCAATAAATTGTGAATACCAGAAACAATATTGTTCGACCATTGCCCTATCAACTGCCCTTACAGGCAAGTTTTTAAGGTCTGGTATAATTCGTTTCCACTCCGCTTTAGCCACGCCAGAGAGGCGATTAGGGGGTGAGTTTTGGAGTAACTTATAGCCATCACTAGCAAGTATTTCAGCATTGAATTTTGCCTCTTGCTGTTGCTTAGTTAAGTTGGCTGTTGATTGCTCTAAAACCTTATAAGGACGACCTTTTCTCGCCATATCACCACCTCCAATCTTTATATCGAATTACATCTTCTTTCCAATGATATTTGTGGTCTAAATCGGCCGGTTCAAAAATTTAATTAATAGAATTTCGTGTGCAAAAAAGAGGACGTGCGTTCAAGAAGCAGGGCGAATGTACGCCCCCGTTGACTTTGAGGGGGGGTATGTCCAGAAATTTAAGATACCCACATTGGATATAAATCACACGTCGTTCAATTGTTTTTGCAAAATATATTTAAATCAAAAAAAATAAAACTAAATTCAATTCATTATTAATTAATGAAAAGAAAATAATTTTATTTAATTTTGTTTTATTAATTTAACTTTCAAATCTAAATCATTAATCAATCTATCAACTTCATTCATAAGACTATATGAGTTAGTAGTATCTCTTTGTTGCTTGTGAAGTCTATTGATACATTCTTCTTTACTTGTACCTAACATCAACCAATCAACATCATAAGATGTTAAGAGAGTTGTCAATCTATCATCTGGTTTAGTCATGATCAGCCAAACATTCTCAAATGTCTTTTCCGATTTAATCTTTCGAAGAATCATTTCATAAATCATTTGAACATAATCGTTCACATCTATGTTGTGCTTATGAATCGTTCGGCTGTTAGCTTCAACATCATTTGTGTTCAAGACGTTAAGCATTGAACCATCTAACGATGATGTAAGTAAATCATAATCATACACAAGATCATGTGATGTCATATGTCTAGCAACATAGGTAGACTTACCACTAGCTGGGTAGCCTATCACTACATGTATCTTCATAGCTCTATCACGTCCTTTGTTCTTCTTGATCCATTCTCTGCGTGTCTTAAGGTTATGACATCGTTGACATAAAGTCTCAAGATTACCTACATTAAGTCTGTCTTCCCAATCATCTTCACTTGGAACAATGTGATCAACTATGTTTCCTTCGAGTCCACATCTAACACAGGTTGAATAGTCACGCAGCAGGACTTGTTCACGTGTATGTCTCCATGCTGTGGTCTTGTAAAAGGATACATACTCTTTGTTCTCGCGGTTCCTCTTTTGATTGTATGCCTTATCTGTTTCAGTTCGGGTCTGGTAATCAATAGGAACTAGCTGCCGTCTTCCGTTGATAACCATTAATTTCTTTGGTTTAGGCATTAGTAATCAGTGTCACAATCCAAGCTATAAATATAAATAAGATGAGCGCAAGAATTGGACCCCAGATAGGCAAGAACACTAACCACCATGACCAGGATAGGAAACCAAGAATCTTGGTCACGACAAAGATGAGAGTGAGAATGGATAGAAACCCTAAGCCTGTTTTAGTTGTATTGCTATCGTTGTTATTCATTACTTATCCTCCAAAATAAAAAGCAGATAGATATTATCTATCAGCTAATAATAAAGTGTGGATAGGAATCCAACCTATCGACGTGCACGCCATTTGCATTCACACTAACTTGGAAAGTCCCACGAGCCGTTACCTCGCACCTTTCTATAACTTTCCACACCACCAACGATTATAGCGTGTCCAGGGTTCGAACCTGAACGCAAGAGATATGATCTCTTAGCTTCCCAACCATTCACGCTACCAGAGTGAGGGAGACAACCTCACTTCGATTAGTATTAAACTTTTATTTCATACACTGTGGAAATACTTCCACAATAGCTAGGCATGGAATCGAACCATGCACGTTTGAATTGTCTTGCCACGCTCTCGACTACGTACGCTACGTTAGAGTCGTATCAAACGGAGGCGATATATAATCAATAGCCCTTACACTATCTCATCATCCTGTGTTACCCTTTGCACCACTGACTACCAGTTATCAAAAAGTATGATAATTTGTTGTTTTTTAAAAGGATATAGACACCCTTTATTTTAGGCTGTTTTCCGCCAGCCACTTGGATGAGATGGAATCGAACCACCGACGTAGAATTAATAATCGCTATCTTAGATACACTAATTTCTACTACTAATTACCGCTCTAGTCACCATCCAACCTTTTGAATTCTTGTAAGGGGAACTCTAACGAGAGTGGTCTAACTCTCGTATACAGGCATCGAGATTTGAACTCGAAAGCTATTGAATAGCTTGGCCAGATTGCCTGTACTGCCGACAAGCTTTCCACACTTATCGGTGTCGTCGTTAATTTTATGAGGTAAGAAAGCTAGCTTCCTGCTAACTTTCTATACTACTAATTTACTACTTACATACATGTCTATAGTCTCAATTTAGTATCAATAATTTAATATGGGTCAAACAAGCCTAGCTCGCTTGCTAAATTGCTTAAGAACTCATGCTTCAATCTGAACGCCTGTGCTCTTGAACAATGAACCATTCCATTTAAGATGAGACCATCTATCTTATAATAGGGATGTTTTCTGAAATACAATTCTGAAATGATAGTCTTAGTATCATCACTAGCCATTATCAAACACTTATCAATAGCTTTCTTTTCTCGTTCAAGCATGGTCAAGCGCTTATCAGCTTCAATGGTAATTATCATTTGTTCTTGAGGCTTAGAAATTTTACTAGACTTACCACCTCCAATATTCTCATCCGATTCTCTATAAGGATGTCTGAGTTCCTTATAACGCTCAGAAATGTATTTATCAAGGTTCGGATAGTCTCTTAATATTTCTTCAATTCTACTTCGTGTTCCTGGTCTAATAATGCTCACTCTCCCTCAAAATAGACATTACATTTATCTGGATCATAGTCGATTCTTTCAATATTAATCATGCTAAAAATAATACTTTCTTTATTAGTATTGACTTCAACAGTTCCAGACTGCTTATAAATAGTAATCGACGGCGAATCTTCTTTACTAAATATAGCTTTGTCTGTCGTGGTTTGAATGAATAATGCTGGTTTAATTACAACTACCGACGATAGCTTTGCCTCGTCTCGGCTAGGAATTCTACCGAGATATTTTTCGGAGGTTTTCACATTATGCTTTTTATTATCAAAAGCATTTAATAAAAGAACCGCTGCAATTCCTCCAAGTGCTCCAATCAAAATTGATGATATTAAGCTCATTCATTGTCACCATCCTTATCAATTCTTGAATCTATGTCCTTAACAGTTAATTTACTAGCGTCAATTTTTCCGGCTACTAATTTAGATTTTGAATCATAATATGACCACGCTGGAAAGCCATTAATTAAATACGGTTTAATCTCAGTCATTTAATCTCCTCCCACATTCTGGACATTCGTCACATTTAATAATCGTCCCAATTCTTTCCGAATTATATACTCATTTCTCCACCTCATAAACAATCGTTGTGATAATCGCCGGTTTAAATGTTTTGTAAATGTTAGTTACATAATTAGTTTCACTATTATACGTAAAGCCTTGCATGACTTGGCTTTTAACACTTAGGACTTTATGACTCTTCATGAATTCATTAGTTTGTTCATCATTATTTTCTTCTACATAAGTAATAAACGTTTTAACTTGCTTCATTCTTCCACCTCATAACAGTAATGAATCGCATCGATACATTTTATAAATCTACCACTATTTGTCTTTATTTATCGTCATCCTCCACTAACACAGCAAATGCCATATATCTTGGATCAATGGCTTTGATTTCTTGTTCAGTAAATTTGGTTTGATAGTATTGGGCTAAGCGACAGTCGTCTAGTGTTAAGGAAGCGTCTAACCTGTTTCTGTTGAGATAACTGCTGTCATTATTTTTAATCAGTTGTATATAATATTTCTGTTCAGGAAACTTAGCATTACCACAGTAGAAATCTATAATGTCCTTAGCCATTTGATTGTTGTCATTAGTATTTTCACGACAATATTTTTCATACAATGCATGACAATCATCATAACCCTCACCAATACCATAAATTAGGGTCATAACTGATGAGAAACCGCTGTCTTTAGCTTCCTCTAGTTCCTTACGCTCTGCCTTACTGTAACCCTTTAAAATTCTCACGTTATCCATTTAATTAGTCCTCCTAGTTAATATCACTAAAGTCTAGACTTCCATCGTATAAGCCTGAAAGAACATCTAAGTTAGCCTGATTAACATCATCAATATTTCTAATATCTTCATCGCTATAATTTAATACATCAGCTATTTCAACAAAAGTGTAGCCATTTTTGCGCATTTCATAAACTTGTAAGTTAATATCTTGAATCATATCTCTAACTCCTTAAAATGGATAACAAATATCTCTTATCACATCATTCTTTTCGGAATCGGTTAACTCTCTTCGTGCGTTAATGAACGTCATAGGTAGTTTGTTGTGGTGTGTAAATATGTAAATTATTGTGCTCTCCATCGATTGATGCTGATCTTCATATATTTTGGTTAACTCTTCTTTATAAATCTCTTTGCTTGTCATCTCAATCTCACCTAATTTTCACCAGTCTGTAAGTGTGTTCATGCTTGTATTTTTTATAACTGCTTAATGTACACCCACGAATGGAACTGGGACTTTTGCCTAGCTTCATAGCTATTTGATTGATTGTGCCTTCGGCAATTAGTTTGTCGTCACAATAATATTCGTAATTGTGAAGATGTTTCCGGCTGATATACCACTTGCTATCATCTAGATATCCGTCTGTACATAATGCACTAAAGTAATCCTTGTTATAACCGACTTGATCGGCAATTTTGTATTTTGGCAGGTTGGTAGTATCAAGTAGTCGTTGCGCCTTGCGTAGTTTTTGTTCCCTGTGTGGCTGTTGTCCCTTATATAGTTGGTTGCTTTTATACTCCCTCTCGACATTCCTAGTCGGATCAGAGAAACGTTTATGTAGTGCTTTCAATCTAGTGTCATTTTCGGGCCAATTATTAGGATTCATTCCATAATTAGCCTCGATTGCTTGAACCATTTTTATTACTGAATTAGTCATTTTCTATTTCCTCCACGTTTTTGAAATTATCTGATGTTAACTAAAGAAATCACTCAAGGTAATACCTAATTTATCAGTAAATTTTTTAATAGTTTTTACGCTCATACTTCTTTTATTAGATTCAATTTCACTCATATAAGGACGTGAAATTCCCAATTGCTTAGCTAATTGTTCTTGAGTCAAACCGTGACTCAATCGATACTCTTTCATCTTTTGACCAGGGATTTTTGTTTTCGATTCGTCTCCGATTATTTCGCATGAATGGCTCAAGTCTTCTCTACTATGTTGTGACGCTACTATGATAGCTGCAGCTTCAAGACAACCTTCTCCGCAGTTGCAATTATAGACATACGCTATTCTGTCAACTACATAGCTAAGTTCTTCAACCATGTCGTCATACTTTTTACCTTTTTCTGGATCTATCCGTCGTTTCTCAAAATCCATAACCCACCAACTCCTCATCAATTATTTTTAATGCGTCTTCTGGGCTTCGTGCTATACCGTGAATGATATTGTGATTCGATAGCATATAATGAAATTGAATTTGATCTTCACGAGCACGACCAGTTCGTTTTTTTACTTCTATAAAGAAAATCTTTCCATTGCTATCTTTAAAACCAGTAAGATCGGGAAAGCCAGACGGTGGTCCAGCTCTGAAATATCCTCCCCGTTTCATCTCCACGGTGCCTGTGTTAGTTCTAAATATGTGGCAATCGTGTTTGCTTACATCAATCATGATTTGTGATTGAATTTCGTGTTCTTCTCGTTTGTTTATACAATTACCTCCAAATGTGACGTGTTATGTGACGGGTGCATGAACGTCCACGAGCTTTACGGCTGTAAGGGTTCAGCCTATATTTTTTTATATGTGACGGGTAACTTCAAAACTTTTTATTCTATGCTTATATATACGTATATTACGTATACTTATATATATATATTATTTTATTATTACTTAAAGAAGAATAACCCATCACATATATAATATAAGTGTGAAACACCTACAGTACCAACCGATAGTCTGTGAAACATACTTGTCACAAACACGTCACATATTTATTTTTGATCCATCCAGTTCAATCTGGCGTCACTTTTAACTTTTAATCCTTTATAGATTGCTCCTGCACGGGTATGAACTTTCTTAAATCGATTAGTCATTTCTCTACCAAACTTCGTATTACTCATTTGATATTGAACGTTGTCTTCCGCCCATGATTTATAAAGTTTGTATAACTGACTAGCATTTATCGTGTATTCGGTACCTGTATCACAGGCCTCTGAAACAAATTGACTTAATACATCCATTTCCTCACGATATCCTTCACTCGCACTCTCTATCACTCGAGGAGTGTGGAGGCCATGTTGTTGCCACTTTAATGCACCATCAACAGCCCAATTAAGGATTCCAATTGATTCACGAGCAAGTTTGTACTTCAAGTCTTTATCGACTTTATCATCTGGAATCTGAACTAAAAATGGGATTAATCTAATACGTCTCCAAATACCATCATCAGTTCCACGAATTATAGGCTTGTGGTTAGTTGCCAGCCAGAGTTTAAATTCAGGTTCGAACTCGATTTCCTTACCGTATAATTGACGTGCTACAACTTTATCTCCACCAGTCAATTGCTTTACTAATCCTTCATCCATTCTTAAACCTTCGTTAGGTTCAGAACTGGTTACCAGTCTAGCTCCCGCCAGTCTGGCAATGTCCGAATTCGGACCACCAGAGTTTTGCTTAACCATGATTGAACTTGCTTGGATAGTCTTGGCATAAGTTCCAAGAATATTGCTAATCGTTTCAAGAAATACTGACTTACCGTTTCGACCGTTTCCATAGAGGATAAACATGATTTGTTCTTTGATTGAACCAGTCATTGAATATCCGACAGCTGTTTGAACGTAATCAATCAACTCTTGATTGTGGTCAAATATCTGATCTAAGAATTTTATCCACTCATCGCAACCGGCTTTATCTGAATATTCAACGTTAGCCTCTTTGCTAAATAATTTAGTAATATCGTGGTCATGCAACTCTCCACTTGCTAAATCGATGTAGCCATTTGAAACATTTAATAGTGTCTTATCGATATCGAACTCGTTTGGTGCTACTGGTACTCTGTGTTTAACCTCATCAGTAACAGCACGCTTAGCTGAATTACTTCGAGAATGCTTAACGAATTTATCGAAAGCTTTTTTGATAGCAGCTTCTTCTTTTTCCTCTGCATTAGCTGGGATTTCAATTTTTTCTTTTCCAATGCTTTCCGTCATAGCATCAATTAATTGATGTATTTTGCCTGATTGGTCAACTTCCCAGTAGCTGCCATTAAATATGTACCAGCAATTATTAATGTAAGAGTACTTAATTAAGTTGCCAAACTGATCAATCATTCTATCTGCTTCACCGGTATCATCCCAGGAACGTTTAGGAAGTTCTTTAACTTCCTTAGGGTCCTTCATAAACTCTAGGTTGTAATGCTTGACCGTTCTGTGTTCCGGATTAGTAAATACATTGTTCGTGTCATTGATTGCTTTATTTAGGGTAGCAACACCATAAGTAGTCTTTCCTCGTTTCTCGTCCCACTTATGTCGATACAGTGTTGACTGTCTAAATATTGCATCCATCTTTCCGAAGTCTTTGCCAGTCCAAAAGGCTAAGTAATTAGCTAGTGCTAAATCAGCTTCAGAGTGTGAACCGTAGATTTTCTCCCAACCACCATACATAAGGGCTTTAAAATTCTCACCGCTCTTACTTTCTATGGCTTGCTTGATAATCTCGAATTCAGATAGATTATTAGGCTCTAAACTTGTGGAAGCATTCCGAATAGGTACAACCTTCTTATCAGCTAAATACTTGTCATATAACACGCTTATATCAGCTTTGTTGATAGTTTTATTACTGCCCAAATTCTTGCCTGTGAGGGCGAAAAAACGCCCCTCATCATACATCTCAATATTGTTCTTACGTCTTCGATTACCAGGAATCTCGCCTTTAAATATGATATGAATACCTGTTCCGGATTGACTGACTTCGGTATATGAACGTGTCGCATTCATGAATTCCGATACAATGTTATCTTCATAGTCTCCTGAGCGATAACGCATGATGTCATCTTCCACATGGTCAATATCGATACCGGCATATCCGTTTGCAAAGAAGAAAGATAATCCATCGAAATCCTTACTGTTTAATTTCAATTCTTCTAACGCATTATCGAAAGTAGTCCAGGTATTAGGATCGTTAGACTTCGCATTTTCTCCATTAATAGCGCTAAATGGAATCTTAGTATTTTTCTTTCGTTCTGGTACCCACTTGAGTTTGAATAGCCCCCACTGGGCTAGGTTACGCAATTCTTGTGGAATTTGTTCATAAGACATCAGCTCTCCTCTTTTCTTAGATTAAAATGGCAAATCTTCATCAGAAATGTCAATCGGTTTGTTATTAGCGTATGGATCACTACCGCTTGTCTTTGAATCTTTAAACTTATGTTGTACATCTGGGAATTTAGTAGTCTGAATGTTCCAAGGCGCTACTTGATTGACCTTAGTCGTCTTTCCGTTATATTCGTTATCTTCTTCTTTGACATAGACACTGACTGGCTTTCCTTCAATGGTTGCCATGAATGCTTGAACGTTTGGAATATCAGTACCTTCTGGAATCTTGCAAGCATCTAGGATGTATTGGAATCCTTGCATATCGTATTGATTAGTAGCCTTGCGTTTCCAGTTATCCATGAATACAACACGATTGTGATACTTCTTTTGATTATCACTAACTCCATCTAGGTCATTTCTAACAACCAGTTTTAATTGAAGTGATTCAGCACCGTTCTTAGTTGCTCGTTCCTGGGCTGATTGAATAATCATTTCATAATTATCTGTTGGTAATGGTTTGAAATCTTGTTCCTTGTTTTCTGAATAGTCTGTTGTAATAAATGACATTTAATTTGTCTCCTTAAAATTTATTGATGTACGAAGCCTCTGTTCTTTGCTTGAAAGAATGCCCACCCAGGTTTGTAGCCACGGGCTTTACCAATCTTTTGCAAATCTCGATAACTAGTAGCATCTTGAGGTTTCATTTGGCTATATCTAACTTGTTCGTAGTCTGTTTTGAAATGAAAATCTTTACCAATTTTCTCGACTTTAACGTTCTTATCGACTTTCATTTCTTTGTTCTCCACACCAATCACGTACCCACATATTGGACATGTGCTGTATGCGGCTGGAATCACTGCAAAGCAATGTGGACATGTTCTAATAGCTGTCCCACCGCTCTCGCTTTTTTTCTTTGGACGCCCCTCTAAACTCCAACTTCTGGGAGTGTCGGGTAATCCAAATCTTGTGTAGTTAGCAACATGATCAATAATCGTTGCCGTTTTATTTGGACGATATCTCATGCAACGCATTGATTGCTGAATGAATAACGATAGTGACTCGGTAGGACGTAGCATTATTACTGTTTGACAATCTGGAACGTCCACACCTTCACCGTACAGCTCAGCATTGACCAGGATTGTTACTTTGCCATTTCTAAAATCATCCATGACTTGCTTGCGTTTATCTTTTGGTGTCTTACCATCGACTTGTAGTGCTTTAAAACCGGCATTATTAAATTCCTTTGCGACCTTGATACTTGATTCAACGTTGTGTGTATAGATGATAGTTTTAGTATTACTAGCGACTCGCTTATATGTTTTAATGACATCCCCATAGATGATGTTCTTGGATGCACTATCCATAGATTTGGAACTAAAATCGCCAGTTGAATTTTTCTTCAATTTCTTATCATCAATCAGCTTGACCGAGTAATATTCATAAGGTGCCAAGAAATTATTATCAATTAACCAATCAATCTGTGGACCTAGTATTAGATCATCAAATACTTTTGATAGCCCTTGTCCGGATAATCTAATAGGTGTAGCTGTGAATCCCACAACGTTAGCTTGCTTAAAATAATCAAATATTCGAGTATATGATTTAGCTAGTGCATGGTGGCATTCGTCAACAAGAATCAACTGCGGTTTGTCTAATTTTTCCAGTCTTCTCGTTACCGTTTGGACCATACCCACATAGCAGAGTTTCATATTCACTCCATACGCCTTGAACGTACTTTTAACTTGTTCAACAATTTCACGCCTGTGAACGATGAATAGAACGTTGTTTTGCTTATCAGTTGCACCTTTGGCAATGGCTGCCATCGTTACCGTCTTACCTGAACCAGCTGGGGATTGAACCACTACATTGTGATTACCGTGAACTAAGGAATTCTTTAAATCGTTGATCAGCTTGTTTTGATAGTTTCTAAGAATGAATGTCATTCGGCATCTGTGGGCTTAGTTCCCCACTTAAACAAGTCTTCAATAGCACAAGCTTTTCTATCATCTAATCGATTCTTGGCATAAATCCCATCGTTACCTTCTAGGATTACTCCACGCTTGCCAGTATCAGGATTGACCATCACACGACCAACTACATCGGTTAATCCCATGAATGTATCTCTAACTGAATCTCTAAGCTGTGGACTATATTGGTCGAATGTTTGCCCAGTCATGGAAGTGAAATCATTTTGAGTTTCCCAAGCGGTTACTAGGATATTAATAGGTAGCTTATAAAATGAATCAATCACACGAATGAAGAAATTTGTCCATCCCGAATAATCTTGTAATTCGTTTCTAATACCGCTTTTTGAGTTTCGACCTTGTTCAATGAACCAAGCTTTTTCCAAGGCTGATACATTATCTAAAATCAAGTTATTGAATCCCGTTAATTCCTTAGGTAGTTCTGTCACTAGTCTCGCTAGTTCCTTAGTAGGAATCGATTTATCAAACGTTTCTGCTTCGATATTATCTAAACCACCCAGGACTTTTTCAGAATTATCAAACGGGACAATGATCGATTTACCTGTTAAATATTTAGCTGTTGATGTCTTACCTGTTCCAGGTTTGCCGTAAATTGCGACTCGAAATTTATCCGTTTTAGAAACATCTTTCATTGAATGTAATGTCATCTATCTATACCGTAAAGATGAACCTTGAATTAACTCTGCACCTGGAACATCTTTTCCTTCCTTTAGCATTTGTTTGATTCTTGACTTATCTGGCACTGTAGTAGTCTTTCCCAAATATGCCGGAATCTCACCCTCATCAAAGATTCTTAATGCTGGTGTATTATTTTGGATGTAGATGGTAAACTCAGGAGTTTTAATTTTTGATTGTCCGGTTGATTCCATTGCTTCTTGCAGATTGCCTTTTAAATTCTTTCTGTTTCTAGCAATCGATGCAGCTCTATCAGTTAGGCGTTTAGCCTCTTCTTTAAGAGCTTTCTCATCTTTTGCTAACTCTTTATCGACTTTTGCATATCCGACTGCTTTGTCTTCGATTGCATCTGTGATACTGTCCATCGTGTCGCTGAATAGTTGTGGGTCTGTTTCTTCTGCAAGCTCAGCTAACTGTAGATACTTGCCTGTTAGATCATATAAAGTTGCCATTAAACTCATTCCCCTCTCGTGGTATACTTAAATTGTTAATTAATATATTGATTGTCCGTTCTGATTGCCGTCAGGATGGACTTTTTTTGTTTCTCCAAATCGTTAGCTGCTGAAATATATTTGTTGCGATTGTGCTCGGATGAAATAAATCTAAACCACAATTGCTTACTTCTATACTTCATAGCCAGCTCAATCAATCTGTTTAACTGCTCACTGATTGTCACTCTCTCACCTCCTCTCAAGCGTAGTAGTGCTCAAAAGCTTCTCTAACTACTGTTTCAGCTCTAGCCTTATCAATCATCAAATCATCTCGATAATGCTTTAAACGCTCAATGTGATAGGTTAATGATTGATTATCAATCCCTTGCATACTTTCCACATACTTCTTAGCTTCGTACGTTTCAATCTGTTCGGACTTACGTCCAATTTCTTCACCGATTCGAACGAACTCATCTAAGGCATTCTCAATCGCTACCACGTCTTTATTAATTGCCATTGATTGCCTCCTCAAATAATTTAATGATTGATTGTTCAATCAAATCACATTTTCTCTCGTTTCTGTCTGATTCTTCTTGAAGTCTGAGAATGCTATTGAAATAAGCTTCTCTGTCATCATCAGTTTCAGCATTAGCATGAAGCTGTCGCTGCTCACTCATCAAACAGCCATCATATTCAATCGTTCTGCTGATACGTTTGTGTTCATCAAGTAGTTTGCTTAATTCTTCCATTGTGATATCCTCCTAAACTTCTTCTTTTATGAACTTGTCGATTGAAAATGTTTTGTTAAGAATGATTAACTGATTTTCTGAGAATTGTTGAGCCTTTTCCTTGTTAACAATTTCAAAGTTTCCATCTTTAGTCTTTAGATATTGATTGTCAGAAAACTTTAATCGAAATTTTGGCTCTTCAAACTCAATTTGGCTTGAATAAAAAATCTTAACTATGAGCTTGTCCATTTCTCGTCTTGACTTACCGTTGTTTCGCATACTTTCGTAATACATTTTGTTAAGCGGTGAATTGCGATCATACCTGTCAGCTATGAATTTAAAAATGTAAGACAGCTCAGTGTTACGATTTTTATACTCAATGACTTTCTTTCCCAAAGCTTCAAACTCACGTGGAATTAATAAAACACGATTGCTAGCCGGTTTATTCTGAGCTTTCAAAGTAGTTGATTTCCTCTGATTTCTTGACATATATTTGTCAATTACACTTTGAACTTCACTTGGTTTAGTCATTTTTAATAATTCAGATTTGCTGATGTTTGACAGAATCACTTTTGCACTTTGAGGCTCCATGCTTCTGTAGACTTTATAAGCTGAATTTCTAACTCGTAAGCTTTCCTCAAAGGTTTGACACTTCATTTTTCTCTGGCCTTTTATTACTTTCGGAAATGCTGCTACAAAGCCATTGCTCATTTTGTCCAAGTAAACTCCTGGCACTCCAGTTTCTGAATCAATTGTTTCGAAAATACTTTTCATTTTTGGTCCTCTCATTTCGTTTATCCTCCGTTAATTTATCGTCAATCATTACGTCATAGGCTTCACAATCGCCATTTGGATCATAATCGGTGTCAGTTTTAATTTCTAAGTTGTCCATTTAAATTTCTCCTTCTTTGATATAATCTTCCTTGAGAAAGGAAGTGATAATAATGGAGCTTTCTAAAGAACAGATCGAATTACTCAAACAAGTCAAGAATGGAACAATCAGCACTGATACTGATTACTATTTCGACAATCAAATACTTCAAGACTTGATGTATAAAGATAAATTAATTGATCCTCATTTAATTTGGAGTAAAAAATACGATGCCCTTGTACCAGATGCTTATAAATTGACTGTAACGGGTCAAAACGAACTTTCTAAATCTCTGGAAAAAAAGAACAGCAACTGGAAAGATAAAATTCTTTATCCAATAATAACCGGAACGGTGACTGGTGTTATTGGTTACCTACTTGGTAAATTTGGCTAGTACATACCCTAAAATCAACCATATTATTCCCGATATTATGCTTGGTAACACTTTGCTTAATTTATTTTTCATATGGTTACCTCCTCTGATATAATTAATTTATTTAAACTATAAAAGCACGAAAACAATATAGATCCAGCAAAGTACTGATATTCCTTGTAAAATCATTCCTACTACTTCCCAGTCAAAATCGAAATTTCTAAGCCACTCATGTATTCCTGTGATGGCTTTTTTTAATGCACTCATAACATCCCTCCTCACATATAAAAGTCTGTATATTTTTTTAGCCACTTTTTTAATCCACCAGCCTTAGTAAGCTGGTAAGTCGCGAACCAGACTAAGATTGGTAACCATATAATCATTGGTACTGGAATACTTCTCATAAAATTTATGCTCCCACGCTTTGTTTTTTTATTTATTTCTAATAAAATCGTCTATTTCCTGTGGATCATATAATTTCGTTCCACCAACTATGTGAAACGGTAAATCTGGTAGGTTCTCTCTAATTGTGCTATCAGCCATTGATAAGTAATTAGGTAGGTCCTTAGTTCTTAACCACCGACGCGACACAGCTTTGGTTACTGATTTTTGCAATTCTTCAAACTGCTGTTTATTCAGTTCTAATGGTTTCGTTTGAATTTCATCCATTGGTTAGACCTCCTTCAACAAACCCTTGATCAATAGCCCATTGGGTTGCATTACCCTGTTTATCAATAAAATTAGCTTCAATAAGTTTTTTATATAACTCTGCTTTACTTAAATTAAATCCTTGTTTTCTTGTAAACTTGTAAGCATCTTCCACTAAGGGTGGATAAATAATATTAGTCATTAGTATTCGTCCTGCCAAACTTTGTATTTAATAGCAAAATCTTTAACTACAGCCATGTAGATTTCCTTTAAGCGTTTATCACCATCAATTACATCCAGCTTATTAGTCTTATCTACTTTGCTTCTTGACATCCCATTTGCCAGTCGATTTTTCTTCAAATTTGTAAGTCGAATCTTCAAATTAGCTCCGGCACGTCTATCAGTTTCAGCGTAAGCATCACTAGCAACTTCTTTGTAAGCTCCGTAACCACCTTGAGCTAAAGCAATCTTTCTAATAATTGATTGAGAAGTTTTACGCCAGTCAGTTGTGTTCAATGAAACAATTTCAGCGATATTATCAACTTTATGATTAAGTTTCTTATTTTCTAATTCATTAGCTGCCACCGTTTTGAAAATTTGATTGAACATTTTTAGTTCTGGGCTTAGTTCATTAACATCGATTTGATTTTGCTTGTATTCCTTTTCAACTTCAATGAAATATTGGCGTGCTTGTTTACCTTTATCGTTTCGTTGAATCATAGAAATTTCCTTCGCCATATCCAATGTCATTGCATATTCAGTTCTGGGACGACCTCCATTACTTTTCCCCGAAATTGGGGTAAAGTCCTTACCCTCTTCAAAACCATAATTAGTCATGTCTTTAAACCATGTCGAAAAGTCTTTTCCTACTTCTAAAAATTCATGTAAATCTCTTCCACTTACTAAAATGTTTCCTTGTTCATCTGTACTTGTTGGTATTAATTGATTCATCATTTACTCACCTACTTTTTCTTTTTGTTCCTTTAAAGGAACACTGATTTCAAAAAAATAAGCCATTGGAGTTCCTAATTCATTATGTAACTCTCTTGCTTCTGATAATCTAAAGTCTGAGCCTGTTCCATTCAACTTTTTATTAACCACATTTGCTGTTGTACCAAGGATTTTAGCCACTTTACCTTGAGAAACCTTATTAGCTACCATCCATCCCTTTAACCCACTATATGCCGGACGTCTATCCATAATCATTTTCCTTTCTGTTATCGTTCCGTTCCTATCAAGGAACAACTACAGTATAGGCAAGAATATTATTTATGTCAACACTTTTTATTCCTTTTTAGGAATAACGATGCTATAATGTTCCTATAGGAGGAACATAACAATGTTTGGTGAAAGACTTAAGAAACTTAGAAAATCAAGGAATTTCAGCCAGGATAAGTTAGCTGATGAATTAAATAAAAAATACGATAAAAAAATTAGTAAGAGTATGATTTCCAGATGGGAAAATGGAAAAAATGACATTCAAATGGAAATGGTTCATATCATTGCTGATTATTTTAATGTAAATCCAGTAAGACTTATCAACCCTGTTATTACTGATAGCGTTGCTACCCTCCCAAGAAATTTAGTAGAAGAAAAAAGCAGCAAAAATATTCAAGTTCCTATATTAGGTGAAATAGCATGTGGAGATCCAATAACTGCAGAAGAAAATATAGAAGGATATTTGGAGGAGCCTGAGGACTCGCTCCCAAGTGGTACCGTATTCTATCTAGTTGCTAAAGGTCATTCAATGGAGCCTACCATCCCTAATGGCTCCAATGTCTTAATTAGAGAGCAACCAGAAGTTGAGGACGATGAAATAGCTGCAGTCCTAGTTAATAGTGACACTGAGGCAACTTTGAAAAGAGTAAAACACCAAGGCAATATGATTATGCTAATGCCTGATAATAAAGATTACAGTCCAATTATTATCACTTCAGATAATCCCGTAAGAATTTTAGGTAAGGCCATTCGCTATACTACTAACCTCTGATATACTGAACTCATTAAATATATATTTATGGAGGAAATTATATTATGGATAAAGAAAAGGTAAAAAAGCCACTATATAAAAAATGGTGGTTCTGGGCTGTGCTTGGCGTGTTTATCATTGCCATTATCTACCTAATGATACCTAAGGAACAGGCGACTTTAAGTATTGATACTAAAAACATCACTCAACAGGCCGATGGAAAGGCAAAATTTAAATTTAGTACTAATAAGGGTAATAAATATAAAATCATTAGAATTTCTGATGGTGCCGTTTATGGACCTAAAGTAGCTGAAACTGGTTCTGTAGATATGACTCTTTATAATTCAGGTAAATTTAAAATAATCTCATATTTTAATAATCAAAAGATTTCTAAAAAGTTTACTATTCATCCTTATGCGGATAAAAAAGTATCTACTAAATCTGAATCCTCAAGCTCTAAACCAATGGATTTTGGTAAAGGCGATATGGTTGGCAATAGTGATATGGTTGCTTCAATTACTGTTAATTCAGTACAAAAGGTTGATCCAGATGATGTATCTGTTACCGATATATCTCATAATTATTCAGGTATGCAACAATATGTAATTGTTAATTATACTGTTAGTTCTGTTAAGGGAGACATTCCACTGGATGATTTTGATGGATCAGAACTGTCTGTTGCAGATTTCAACGGAACAATTGGTACTCAATCATCTAACAGAGACAATGGTGTACCTGATACTCTTTCAGAGGGACAAAACGCTGATTTAAGAATTGGTGTTGGACTAAAACATTCAGGTAATGAAGTAACAGTTAAATTTAATGACTTGACTTGGAAGGGTCAAATTCAGTAATTAATCACAAAAATAAATCTAAGTCTCAAGTAGGCTTATTTATTTTTCAAAAATTTAAGGAGATTAAAAACGTGATTCCTAATTTAACAAATGAAAAATTAGAAGAAAGATTAAATTTAATAGTTCAAGATGCCGAAAATCTTGGAAAGAGAGAAGAAAAATCAATCTTTAATCTAAATGGTGGTCAAATCTACCATTGGTCCATGCCTACTAAACTTTCAGGACACGATGCTAGAATTATTGGAAGTAGATTTAAAAAAATGGTTAAAGAAGGAAAAGTTAATCACGTGTTATTACTATCTTCGAAACCATCAAATAATCCAAATATTGACGGTAAATGGATGCTTGGAAGTAAAGATGCTGAATATAAAACATATTAAACACAATCAATTTTAGGAGGTGATGCCTGTTTACTCTCATAATTTGCGCTCCCACGCTTGAAATGAGGAGTAATAATATGGCAACAATAACAAAATATACATTAAAAAATGGCAAATCAATGTGGAGATGTATTTATCCTAGTAGCATTGATCCATTAACAAATAAAGTAAAAAGAACTACAAAACGCGGCTTTAAAACTAAAGCGGAATGTCAAAAATTTCTAAATGCAAAATTATCTGAAATTGATAACCATGGATATTCTAACGACTCTGATCTTACTTATAAAAGAGTATATGAATATTTTCTTGAGTCCTATAAAAATACAGTCAAAGAGAGTACGTTAAATCGTGTTGAGGGGCTTTTTAAGCACCACATCTTGCCTTCACTAGGAAGTTTCAAGATAAAAAAAATAACCACTCCTATGTGTCAGGAAGTGGTTAATAAGTGGTCTAATGAACTATCATCATTCAAAATGGTTAAATACTATGCGAATCTTGTATTTAAAGAAGCCATTAGATTAAAGATTATCTATGATAACCCTATGAGCTTAATTGTAATGCCAAAGAAAAAACAACAAGTGGTTAATAAACCAGCTAATTTTTGGACTAAGGAAGAAACAGCTATGTTCTTTGACCAACTATATAAAACTTATTCCGACCATAATCAAAAAGCCATAGCAATGTTCAGACTTTTATTTTTTTCCGGAATGAGAAAAGGTGAACTCTTAGCATTGCAGATCAACGATATTGATTTTGATAACGAGACATTGACCATCAATAAAACTGTAAGTCGTAGAATAGATAATAAGCCAATTATTTCCACACCTAAAACTAAAACATCTGTTAGAACTATCGGTCTTGATAGTCAAACTTGTTCAGTTTTAAAAAAGTGGCTTAAAGAATTGAGAAAAGAAATGTTTGTCCTTGGTTATAATATTGATAGCTCAAACGATCAATTATTGTTCCCTAACACACACAACGAACTATTGAGCTTAACTAAAATCAATAAATGGTTACAGGTCATAATAAATACATACAATAAAAATCATGACGAAAAGTTAAAACGTATTAACATTCACGGAATCAGACATACAGCATGTTCCCTCATGCTTGAATCTGGTTCAAGTATCAAAGCTGTTCAACTTCAACTTGGACACTCCGATACATCCCAAATCATGAAAGTTTATTGGCACATATCTAATAAAACACAAATGAATACTGTTAACAACCTCGCAAAGTTTGTGAATTTTTAAAGTGTGTCACGGGTGTGTCACGGATATATTTTAACAGGCTGTAGCCCTTGTACCTATTGCTATTAAGGCATTTTGACCATTGAGGGTATCTTTCTCGTAGTTCGCTTATAATCAACGTTTGAGCTGTTGGCCATTTTGGCTGATAGCTTTTTATTTTGCCGTTAAACTAGTGATTCCATTAAAAAAAAGTTTTTCAAAAAAAGTGTGTAACTCTTGCACCGTCATTTCTGGATGCTTGACCCAATAAGTAACCAGTCCTACCAATGCAGACAAAACGTATTGTAATAACAACTCTTTTTGCCGTTGATCTAAATCATTAAATTTACCAGAATTTTCAATCACTCTAAAACCTTTTTGTACCAAATAAGTAATAAAACGTTCATGAAAACGAGGATCACCACCTTCACCTAACAAAAGAGTTATCACTTTTTTATTTTCATACACCGAATTAAGAATTTGCAAAATCCTATCATCTCCAGCAAATTCATGTGTATCAACATGATAAACATCCTTTTTAGTAGTACCAATTTGAACAAAAATATCATCTTCAATTGCTTGTAAAATTTGGTATTTATCGCTGTATTTTTCAAAAATAGTCTTGTGAGCAATTTGACACTTATCAGCTATCTCAAAAATAGTAATTTCTTCAATTGGTTTACGTTCTAATAATTCTACGAAGGCCGTTTGAATTTTTAAATCTTGATTCATAAAAACTCCTCCAGATCGGTCTTAATTTAATTTCTTCATTGTCCGATATTTTTGAGAGCGATTCAACTTCAAGTTTGAATTAAAAAATAGCAAAAGTTTTTATAAAACACAATCAATTTCAATATAAAAAGTTAGGTCACCTATTATAGTAAAAATAGATGACCTAACTTTTTTTGATTAATTTATGAATCGTCCCCATTTTTAAACGGTCTTAAGCTTACTTACAGCTTCTTCAATTGTTTTACCGTCTGCAGAAACATGTTTATCTTTATCTTCAACAGTAAACAATTGAGATTTAATATTTAACATTACACGATATTTCATTTGTCTACCTCCATCATTTATTCTTATATTGCTCAACGGATAATAAATGAAATTATATTCTTTATTTATTAAAATGCAAGCCCTTTCTTTTTAATAAAGCTTGAATTTTTGATTTTTGGTGGCATAATTTAAACATTCTCGATATAATGAAGTCAGATAATAAGGAGAAGATGCAAAATGAAGAATATGTCCAAAAAAGAATATCCGTCGTGGTACCCTCATAGAAGAGGGCATGACACAGTAGAGTTTAAGAAACCAGATAAATGGTACGAATGGTCGGCCATTCTGGATGTTATCTTTTTTGCGATTTTTTTAATTATCATAACTCGTTAAAATTAAAGAACTTTGAGTGATCAATCACTCAAAGTTCTTTTTGTTTTTAATCACTTATTTTTGTTCTTACTTAACAGTATTTTTGAAAGTTCTTCATTAATTATTACAGCCTGCTTTGTAAGGCTTTTCTTTTGCTATAATAAAAGTTAAGGGAGGCGGTATCATGGCTATAAAGATAAATTTGGTAGAAGGCACTAGTATCGAAATTACCGAAGATACTTACATTATCGCATGGAAATATCAATCATCATTAATGGCAAGTAACGATGATCATTATTATTTGGATTGCATTTTTAAAGGAAATTTTGAAGACGGGAAAGTTTCCGAGCAAGATGAGGAAAATAAACTTGAAGGTTTGATCAGTGCAGCTGATTGGATCACGATTGGTAAGGATAATAAAAATTCTTTGAAAACAACCGCTGTTTTAAGTATTACTAGAAACTAA